ATCTGAACTTAGCAACCTATACGGCACAGTAAGTTCACCCGCATCTGCTAACCAGGGGGCGCAGGTAACAGTATCTTACACGGTGCAACTTGACAAAGTGCGTGATGCTGACACAGTCACAAACATTGCGCTGGAGTTCATCCGCCCTGATGGATCTAAGTCAACATTCTACACTGGCAATGTGACCATCTTAAAAGGCCAACTGTTGTTTACAGGTACGCTCCCATACGTAGTGCCTAACAACGTGACGGGAATAGGTAAATTCAACCTATACATTGATGTTGCAGGTTCGGTAAATGAAAGCAATGAAAGCGATAACATGGCAACTACGTCTATTAACGTAATCGCTCCTGTGCCTGTGGGTAATTATGACTTAGAATTGAATTCAACAGGTTACACTTGGCTAGCACCTGACCGTGTGCGCATAGGTACACGCATAACAAATCGTGGTGCTGCAACAGTGACTAGCTACAAATTAAAATGGGAGTTTGACGGACGCACTGGATTTTGGGATAGACCTGTAACATTGAATCCGGGACAAAGTAACGGGTCAGGCAACGTGATGTATCCGACTGTAAACACAAAGTTTCCTGCAACATTCAAAGTTAGCGTGGTAAGTGTGAACGGACAGCCTGACAATAATCCCGCGAATGACGTAGTCACTACGATAGTTCAGGCAATGTGATTATATTAGCCGCTCATCTACGGATGAGTTTTGGTTTAGTGATAAACATCGTTTAGGGTTAAGCAAAAAAAAGGGGGGCAAACGAGCCTCCCTTTTTTCTTTTGTGTTTGTCACTGATTAACCTAGAATTGACAACCTGATGTATTCTGCAACCGTTGTTTTTGATTGCTTCGCTGCCTTTGTGATTGCTTTAAATTCTTTTTCGGTCACTCGCGCACTGATGCGCATGTCTTTTGTCTGTGGTTGTGCTTTCATTATTTTGATTTTATACGGCTAATGTAGCCACAATTCCCCATGCAACAAAACGGCGGTTTTGCTACAATACCAAAATTACCAAAATGTCAGATATCAAAAATCAAATCAAAGCTGTATTTGCAAAATACAACATTGAACCATCTGCACTCGGTATCAAGTTTGAAGATGAATCAGCTGACGCAGCCGAAGCGACTGCAACGGAGGTAAAGTTTGCCGTAGAAGGCACACTTGCTGACGGCACCAAAATCTACTCAACTGCGGATGAGTGGACAGTTGGCGTTGACATCTACACGCAAGATGCCAAAGGCAATCCTGTACCAGTTCCTGCGGGCGAATACATCCTTGAGGATGGCGTAACGAAAGTTTACGTAGCCACGGACGGTATCATTTCTGAAATCGAACGCGAAGAACAGTCAACTGAAATGAGCAGCGAGGATCTCGTTGCCGTAATCGGTCAACTGTCTGAGCGCATCGCAGCACTTGAAGTTGAAAAGACTGAGCTTGCTGCCGCTGTTGAATCTGCTAAGAAAGATACGGACGCTGTTAAGGCTGAGCTTGCCTCAGTTAAAAAAGCCCCTGCCGTTCCTAGCGTTAAGTCTCAAGAATTTAAAAAGAATGCGGCTCCAGTTGTAGCATCGAATGGTAACTCCTTCGCTGACTTCATGGAGAATATCCGTAACAAACAAAGCAAATAATCAAGAATAAAAAAAAGTAAATTAATATGCCAACTACAACTAGTTTAACTACAACCTATGCCGGCGAGCTGGCAGGTGAGATAGTAGCAAAGGCTCTGCTATCTAACGTATCTACTCAGTACGTGACAATGAAGCCTAACGTACCTTACAAATCAGTAGTACGTAAAATTGATGACACTGTAACTTTTGCCGCTGGCACTTGTGACTTTACCCCTACAGGTACTATCACTTTGACTGAGCGCATCTTGACTTTGGAAGAGTTCCAAGTTCAACGTCAAATCTGTAAAAAGGATTTTTTCATTGACTGGACTACTGCTGACGTAATGAGCGGACGTGTAAACACACAAATCCAAGACGCTATCATCGGTCGTTTGGTAGGTGGTATCGCTGCTGCCAACGAAACAATCATGTGGTCAGGTGTTAACGCTACTGCTGGTCAGTACGACGGATTTGAAACATTGATTAAGGCAGGTGGTTCAGGTGCTGTATCTGCGGGTTCAGGTGCACTTAATGACACTAACATCATCGCTACCATTTGGGACGTAATCAACACTGCCCCTGCTGCTGTTAAAGGTGCTGCTGAAAAGCCAGCTATCTACATGGGACAGGCTGCATGGGAATCTTACATGCAAGCGCAAATCGCTGCGGGTAACGGTTGGTACTTGACAGGTGGTCCTGAGGTTAGCCGTCGCTTCGTAGGTATGTACGAAATCTACGTTTGCCCGGGTATGACTGCAAACAACATCATCTTCGCTCAACCTAGCAACTTGATGCTCGGTACTTGGCAGGAGAACCAAATGAACGAAGTGTTCATCTTGGACATGCAGAACTTGGATGGATCGCAGAACGTTCGCTACGGTGCGCGTTTCTACCTCGGTGCGCAGATTGCAGTTGGTGAAGACATCACCTACTGGGGAGCATAATCTTTAATAACAGAGGGGGTGTAACAGCCCCCTTTTAAAACTATATACCATGGCTTGTGAATTAACAACAGGTTTTACACTCGGATGCCTTGAAGGTATCGGAGGTGTCAAAGAAGTATTGATTGCTAACTACGAAGACTTTGAAACAGGTATCGCTTACGGTGGTACTGATGGCGAAGTTGACGCGTTGCCTACTGCAACTATCTACCGTTATGTGCCATTCCGTAACTCAGGTTCTTACGTTGAAACTGTCAACAAGAATCTTGAGACGGGCACATTGTTTTTCTCACAGGAAGTGGGATGGACTTTCGGTAAGTTGAACCAAGACATGCGCAACGAATTCTTGAACGTTGCAAAAGCAAAGATGATTGTATTTGTACGCACTAACGATGACCAAATCTTGTTGGTGGGTGCAGGTGAAGGAGCACAGCTGACTGCTGGTACCGTTCAATCAGGTGCTCAAAAGGCTGACCTTATGGGTTATCAGGTTACATTGGTTGCAGAAGAACTTGCACCAGCGGTACACCTTGAGCCATTCACCACTGTGCCATTCGACAACTTCGCAGGAATTACAGTAAGCCCCGCTTACTAATCGTGCTTGCTGATTGTTTTTGTGTTTTTCATTGATTAAGAAGGGGGTGGTGTAATAGCTGCCCCCTTTCAATATAGACGATATGATATATCTCCCAGTAAATACAGCGAATCAGACTATATATCTATCACTAGATGAGGCTCGGCAGTACTATGCAACAGCCTTTACACATTACTTGATTGTGCTAACGCATGAGGAAAATAGCACGGCAGGAGATTCGCTAGCGCAGGTGGCAACGATTGTGAATGAAAATGTGCGTATTACACAGCTATCAGTTACTACGGTTGGTCTTACATTAGCGGGCAGGTATCGCTACGAAGTGTACGGACAAAACTCAGCTGTAAATATCAACCCAACAAACGCCGCAGTAGTCGGCATTGTTGAACGCGGCTATGTAGTTTTGACTGACAATACCACTTGGTTTGATGTACCACCTAGTATAATACCAAATGATATAATCTATGAACCATAACGAATCAAATATTGTATCACTAAAACTTAGCGAGTACGTTGCTAAGTCAGATGCTGAAAAGATTGACCGCAAAGGTTGGATTAACTACGGAGCAACTAACGACTTTCCGCAGTACTTGCGTGACTTGTCGCATGAATCGCCCGTGCATGGTTCGCTTATCGTGGCAATCGGTGACATGATAGCCGGGAAGGGTATTAAGTCAGAGCAATATCAGGCTGAACTTGACGCACTCAAGATTGATGAATTGACGTATGCGTGTGCGCATGACTTGAAATTATTTGGCGGTTTCTTTATCGAAGTGATTTGGTCAAATGACCGCACTGTAATCAGCAAGTTGAATGCACTGCCATTTGAGGAATGCCGCATTGCTGTGAATCAGGATGACGAGAACGAAATCGGAATCTATCACAGTTACGATTGGTCAAACACTCGCAAGAAAAAGAATACACCTGAGTTCATTCCGAAATATAATTACCTCACACGTAACGAAGAGCCTCGTCAAATATATTGGTGCTTCACCTATACAGGCTCACAAAGCTACCCACGCCCTGACTACTGGAGTGCGATTAACTACATCGAACTCGACAAGCAGATAAGCATCTTCCACATCAACCAAATTAGCAACGGTCTTTTCCCTTCAACCATTATAAACTTCTACAATGGTCAGGCAACACCTGAGCAGAAGCAGCAGATGATGATGGACTGGGAGAACAAGATGAGCGGCGCACGCAATGCGGGCAAGGTGGTAATGTTCTTCAACGAACGTGATCAACCCAAGACTGAGATAACACCATTTCCCGTGAATGATGCTGACAAACAGTATCAACTTATGGATACTACCGCACAGCAGAAGATTATAACAGCACACCGTGTAACAACACCGCTTCTGTTTGGTATTCGCGAAACGTCAGGATTTGGTAGTAACAAAGATGAAATGAATACGGGGCTTGAGATATTCAATAAACAAGTCATTCAGCCCTATCAGGAAAAGATTAACAAGAGCATTGAAGAACTCCTTAGCAATCAGTTGCCGGGAGTATCATTTGAAATTGTACCAAACACACCACTTGTAGCAGAACAGGCATCAGTTGTTACCGATGCGAATGCAACAGGCTCGACAACTGATGTCGCTGCTACGGCGTTGAATGGTGCGCAGATTAGTTCACTCATTGACATCGTTATGCAATCTGCTGCGGGTGCTGTGCCTGTGACAAGTGCTAAGGCTATTGTGGGGGCAGCGTTCCCAACATTACCAGCGGCCACTGTTGATGCAATCTTTGCCGATGTTATAGCGGGTTCTTTACAGCCTAGCGAAGTCGTTGCAAGTACGCAGCTAAAAAAAAAAGTTGATGAAAGCACAGTAGGCGATGCACTTATTGCGCTTGGTGAGGATGAGAACGCAGATTGGATTCTAATTGATTCGTTCAATGCGGATGATGAAATTCAACACGAGTTTGCGGTACGTACAGGAGCTGCCCGCCCTGCTGCTAAAAGCGAGCAGGATGCTGTTATCGATGGCAAGTACTTTATTACTCGTTACGTTTACGCAGGTAGTTTTACTCATGATAATATGCGCCCATTCTGCAAGAAGATGATGGAGGCGGGCAAGCTATACCGCAAGGAAGATATTGTGTCGATGGAAAATGTAGCAGTCAATCCCGGATGGGGGCCTGAAGGTGCTGACACTTATGATATTTGGTTTTACAAAGGCGGCGGCAACTGCAAACACTTTTGGGAGAAGCGTGTGTATGTAGATGCAAAGGGCGCAAAGATTAACCCTAATGACCCTGATGCAAAGAGAATCGCTGTGAGCATGGCTGAACGTATGGGCTATAAGGTGCGCAATAATTCACTCGTTGCAAAGCTGCCTGAGGACATGCCTTACAATGGCTTTTTACCAACTAATCCCGTCTACGGTAATCAATAATAAAAACTATGGCAGAAGTACTTTTAATATCAGAGAACTTCGTTAAGAAGTATACAACGGTTAACGGTAGTGTTGACCCTAATCTAATCTATCCTGCTGTGTATTTGGCGCAGGATAAGTGGCTACTTCCATTTTTGGGAACTGATCTAATGAACAAGATTAAGACCGATGTAGCAGCGGGTACGATTAGTGGCAACTATCAAACATTGCTTGAGGACTACATTCAAAAACCTTTGTTATGGTGGGTGATGCTTGAACTTATGCCACAGTTGATGTACCGCATGGACAATGGCACACTGGTGCAGCGTCAATCTGAGGACACTGTGCCTGTATCGGATGCAGTTATGAAGGACATGCTTGACCGTGCAAGGCAAAATGCAGAGCATTACACCACACTGCTCGTCGATTACTTGTGCGCTAACGCTTCACTGTTTCCTGAATATCAAACAGCGCAATGGCCTGACCGCTCACCGCGAACTGATGTCACCAATACACTCAATTACCAGTTCAGCAGCGGCAACAC